TTAGGAAGGTTCCTTGGAGAATCTCCAGTTCGACAAAGTCACAGAGTAACTTCGAATTTAGTGACACAGTGTCTCCGTGACGGAGTCACCTAGTCCCCCCCCTCACCTCCTGCCTCTCTCTTTTTATTTTGAAAATTTTTTTCCGCCCAAAAAGCTTGCAAAACAGCTCACTCAGGCGCACACTATGCCCGTACGTAAATGACTGTTTTTCACTAGAGGTAGTAATCTATGAACCGCACAAGCCATGGCTTAGTTATACACGACGAGGGCCTTCCCACCGAACGAGCGGCTATTCGCTCCGGAATCCCGGACCCTGCCCCCGGCGCCTCCCCCTACAACCAGCTCTATGATTACCTGTACAAAGAGACTGCTCTACCGCCCGAAATGAGCGAGTACGTCATCAAAACAATACGCTGCCACGACAACGCTCTAGCGCGCGAATGTGGTGAACGCTGGATGAGGAGCAAAGCATGAACCGAGTTACTGAGTCACTGAGATACTTAATACTTCTTGCGACGATCTGGGTCGCCCCCCACGCCGATCCCTCAGTGGGATTGGTACTTGGCGCCTGCATACTTGTTTTCACTGCTTTGGCGGCATGGGCACTGCGCTAAGTGACTGAGAGCGAAGTGACTGAGTTACCAAGTAGCGAGAGCATTCGTGAGTACGCCAAGCGTACCCTTAACATCGGACTGGCCAAGCGCGTCGACCAACTGGTGTTCGAAATGCTGATGAGTCAGTCTGTGATGAGTCAGTCTGTAATGCGAGAATATACCAAATCTGACATAGCCGCCGAACAGGTGGACGGAGAGAGAGGATGAGTAAGAAGCTGCCGCCAGCGACCGGTAACAAGGTGTGCTTTGTGGGTGGGCCCGAAGCCGGCAACGTGCGCATTATACCGGAGTCGGCCGGCGAGTACTTTCAAGAGGGCGACTGGATTTACCGGCTGATCCCGTTTAAGTTGGACGCAGGCACTGGAAAGAATCGTAGTGGGTCGAACAGCAGTGCCACGATGTACTTCGCGTTCGCCGCCAACCAGCATCCACTGACTCTGCTGCGCGACATGTGGCGAGAGTACTCACCGGCCGCGCAAATTAAACGTGGCTCGGAAATCAGAACTTACCAGCGTGCCGGGCGGAAATAAGCCCATGCCGACTGGGTCTGCGAAGGCGCCGAAACACCCGAGCCGACTTGGTCCGCGTCAAGCGGAAAACGATAAGTTTCATAACTTCAAGGCGTGCAACATGTGCGGGGAGACCAAGCGTCTCGCCGACTTTGCATTTCAGGGACATGACTGGAGGAAAAAACGTGCAGCCGACCCAACTAGATATAAAGCGCGATGCAAGAAATGCACAAGGGCACCTAGTGCGACCGAGGTTGACCCGAACTTTAAGCCTACTCGTAGCCCACGCCGAGCATATGGCACTGGGACTCCCGCCACCAAACGTGAGACCGCGGCCAAGTATCGTGCCGGCGTCCGCCGCGCCTCGCGAATTAAAAGCCTCCAGTACCTGGCCGAGAAAGGCTGTCAAGAGTGTGGCATCCGCGATCCGCGCGTGCTGGAATTTGATCACCTCGAACCCGCGCTCAAGAGCAGCACAGTTGCCGTGCTCCTCTCCAACGGGTACAGTTGGGGCAGTGAGCAGCTCAGAGCGGAAATACGTAAATGCCGAGTGCTATGCGCCAATTGCCACAGAAAACACACCATCGTCCAGCAAGATCACTACTCTCACCCGGAGGTCAAAGATGCCCTGCAACAAATATACCGAGATTACAGCATCGGATGAGCTCGCCAATCGGCTTAACGAGATCACTGATGGGATTGAGAAAGGTGACATCGACTTCAGCACGGTTACCATGCGCGATTGGCTGGATATCAGCTTCCTGATGCTGTACCACGGCAAGGAAATGCACATAAACGAAAACATTATGTACGGTGGCAATGTCTACACGCTGCACTCGTGCATAGAACAAGTTGTCCCCAACCAACAGGTATCAGCATTAAGGAATATGGTATGAGTTTATCCCCCGAGTCCACCATCCGCGAAATGTTCGAGATGTTCGACTGTGACGACGAGACCGGCCCGGTTCGCGTCGTGCCCATGACTATCAAGCAGCAGGCCGACGACACGCAGCTTCTGCTGCTCGTAAAAGGCGAGCATGAGACAGCGTCGACCATTTTCGCGTCCGTTATGACAACAATTGACGACTTGTACGCGCTCCAGCAGCAGCAGGAGGCCGAGTCTCGTGACAAACAAAGTAGCGTCATCCTTTCTTAAGCTCACGCCTAAAGAAAGGATATTTGTCGAGTCGCGACTGTCCGGAATGTCGCAAGTGGCCTCTGCCGCTGCGGCAGGGTACGGCGATCCGACGTCGGCATGCACGAAAGTCGAGAGGCAGCCGAACGTACAGGCCGCGCTTCTGGCAGCCATGGAGCATACCGCTGAAGAGGTTGGCTTCTCGCGCAAGGAAGCGCACGAGATGTTGATGGGAGCCTATATGGGCGCCGCGACCGCCGCCGAGCAGATCCAGGCGGTCAAGGAAATGATCAACCTGCACGGTCTGGCCGTGCCGAAGAAGATCGAGGTCGATCACAAGGTGACAGGCCGGGTATCGCTGGAGCGCATGGAAACTGCCCAGCTGGTTAAACTTGCAGGCATGGAATCCCTCGTTTTAGAGGGCGAGTTCGAAGAACTTGAGCCAAGAGCGCGAATTGAATACAAATCCTAAATTCTGCGACGTATGCGTGGTCGTGACTGACCACGAGGACGACAAATGCCTCGAATGCGCGCACAAAAAGGGCCTTGAACTGATCGAAGCCGGTAAAGCTAAGAAAAAAGCAGCCAAAAAGAAAAAAACCCACAAAAAGCGCCAGAAAACACGCAAAAAAACGGCGCCGGCCCGCGCCGTTGCCAAGGAATTGTCTGAGCAGGAGGCCGCGCAGCAGGAACTGTACCGTCGCGAGCTCGCACGCCGGCATTTGCTTGCGTTTACCATGCGCTACGAGCCGGCGTACCAAGCTGGCTGGGTCCACAAGGTCATCTGCAAGGAGCTCATGGACTTTTCGGACCAAGTTGCGCGCGGCGAGTCCCCCCGATTGATGATTACCATGCCACCCCGGCACGGCAAGTCACTTTTGGCGTCTCAGTACTTCCCCGCGTGGCATATCGGCCACCATCCGAGCCACGAGGTCATCAGCACGTCGTACGCACAGTCGCTGCAGATGGACTTTTCAAGAAAAGTGCAGGAGTTAGTAAAGTCGGACGACTATCACCTGCTCTTTGGTAACTTTGGCGTTACCAAGAAGAACGAGGCGATCGAGCGGTGGTCGCTGTACGACTACGACAACAACAAAAGAACCGGTGGCGGCATGCTCGCGGCCGGTGTCGGAGGTCCTATCACGGGCCGCGGCGCGCACGTCCTGATTATTGACGATCCGGTGAAGAACCGGGAGGAGGCTGAGAGCTCAACAGTCCGAGAGGGAGCCAAGGCTTGGTATTCATCAACTGCGTACACCCGGCTTGCACCCGGCGGTGGCGTATTGGTCATTCAGACCAGATGGCACGACGATGATTTATCCGGCTGGCTCCTCTCTGAGATGGTCAGTGCCCAAAAGGAACTACGCGAAACCGGTGAATGGCCGGAAGATGCCGACCGCTGGCGCTGTATCGACTTCCCAGCGATCGCAATTGAGGACGAGAAGTACCGATTGAAGGGCGAAGCGCTCCACAAGGAACGATATCCGCTCGTTGCACTCAAAAAGATACGCCGTGCGCTCGCCCCCCGGGACTGGGCTGCTCTTTATCAGCAGAACCCGCAGGTCGAGCAGGGCGCGTACTTCCAGAAGAAGTATTTCAAGATGTACACGAAATTGCCCGATTTCTTGGACATTTACTGCGCCGGTGACTTGGCTATTTCGAAGAAGGAACACGCTGACTACAGCGTCTTCTATGTGGTTGGCAAGGACATCGATGATAATTTGTACTTTATCGAAGAGCACCGCGGCCGATGGGACGCGAACGAATTGGTGGAGTTAATCTTCGAAATTCACCGAAAATGGAAACCCCGCAAGTTTGGCTTGGAAAAAGGCCAGATATCGCTTACACTTGACGGGTTCATCCAGCGCCGTAGGCGCGAGGAGGGCCTTTACGATCTCCATATCGAGGAGTTGCCACCAGGCAAACAAGATAAGGAGTTGCGAGCTCGCATCATTCAGGGTTTGATGTCGCTCGGCAAAGTATTCTGGCCAGCAGGAGCCCTGTGGGTCGACGACGCTATGAACGAGCTTCTTCGGTTCCCGTCCGGTGTAAAGGATGACCGCGTGGACGCCGCCGCGTGGATAGGCAAGATGGTTGCTAACGTAGCTTACGTCGGAGTAGGTCGGCCCAAAGCCGAGAAGAAGACTAAGTCATGGAAGGCAAAGCTTGCAGGTTATGTCGGTAAAAGCACCGGCACGAAAAAACCTCACATGGCGGCGTAAATATGTCAATAACACAGAACCCCTACGGCGGAGACTCCCAACCAACTGGTAACAATCAGGCGATGGTGAGTCAGTCGGATGAAGACAACAACATAGTAGAAGCCCAATGGACAGCGTATACGCGAGCGCGCGACGCAGGCCACTTGGAGTGGGTTGAAGAAGCCCGCGAATTTGATGACTACTACTACGGCGATCAGTGGGACGATGACATAAAGTCGACGCTCGATGCGCAAGGCCGGCCATACTACTCAGTCAATCTCGTGCTCTCAACCGTCAACGCGGTTATCGGCGAGTACATCAAATCACGCCAAGA